CCATGGCAAGATTTTTCTATTTCAAAAAAGTCACTTTTTTTCCAATATTCTGGTTCTGATGCTTTTTCTATACGATCTTTTTCTAATACTACTTCTGGTATTGTTCCTAGTTTTTTTAAGTCTTCTACTAATTCTACAAGTATTCTTCCTTGTACAGATGTACTTTTTCCTATAATTCTTCCTACTTGTAGTCCATACACAAGATTATCAAATCTTTTATTCTGAAACAAGGGGGCAAGTCCCCCTTACTTCTAAAAACAAAGATATAATTTTTTTTTGAAAATGAAAGATTTAATAAAATTATTGAAAAACATTTTTTCACAAGAACCATTTGAGCAAAACATTTATATAAAGTTTTCGGTCTCTTTGGAGCAAATTATATTTATTATTTTCATTATACTAAGTTTATTATATCTTATTTTTTAACATGAATTCAGAATTTATAGAAACCATTACAGAGGAATGGATTTTGTCCCAAATGGAAGAATTAGGATTAAAACGCAAAGACCTAAAACAGGATATAGGGCTGGATACTGTATATCTTTCTTTGTTTTTTGCAAAGGAAGATAATCCGAGAAAAATACACCTTTCAAAGACCACAAAAGCCATGTTCTATTATTATTTTGAATGGAAAAGAAGCACTCTACAAAAATGAAGCAAGACTATTTAGGTTGTTCCTTATAGGTTTTTTAAACTCAAAATAACAACGCATGAGCATCATATCCCTGTAATCAGGAGAACGCCCTAAACCTTGTTTTATATCTTCTTTTCCTAAAAGCGTAACCACATCAGTATCTGGAATCCGCTCTATTGTATCCAGTTCTTCTTTTATGTGTTCTTTCTGCTGTTCGGATAGTTCAGCGGAAATATACATTTTATTCTCATTGATTATCCTCTCTGCTAAATAGACCAGCATTTGAGTTTGTAGATTTCTATATTTAGGAGTATCTTTTCTTCCCTCACTAACTTCTTCATCAAAAGGTCGTGCATTGTTCACAAATCCTACCACTCCTAAATTATCAACCACGCCACCGCCTACACCATCAGCATCTACAATACAATTAGATTTAGGAATATTATACCTGCTTTGCAGTGTTTGTATGCAGGATTGTATTTCAGTGGTTTTACTTATTTCAAATTCATAGACCTCTACAAGTTCCCAGTCTTCCCAGACGCCAATAACAGCCTTATCAGAACCAAACCTTGCTACATCGGCAGTGATGTATTTTTCTTTTCCTTTTTCTATGTGTGAGTTAGTAAAGGATTCTAAAATCTTATCGTAGATACAAAGTTTATATGGGTTATCATCATACTCCCAATTACCTTTCAAAAGCCTTTCTTTCTTTGCTTTGTCCGATGTGCTTTCCAGCTGTTCTATATAGTCTTGACCAATAAATGGGTTTTCCTGCACAAAAGCCTGTAAAAATGTTTGTTTTTCTGTGAGTTTTCCCTCCAAAGATGGTTTATAAAAGTAAGAATACATCCAGTTCTTTTTAGGGTTGCAGGTAATGAAGATTTTAGGTGTTAAATTATACTCATCATTGAGATGTCTCCCTACCCTTGTTTTTAAAACATCAAAAGCACCAAAATTAACCTCTCCACCTTCTTCTATCCAGCCTCCTGTGTATTCTACCGAACCATATCGCTCATATAATGGGTCTCTTGGAAGATATCGTAAATCCAGCATATCTATTTGAGAGCCATTTTTAAAACGAATAAAATTATCCTGTCCGTTGTAGGTAAATTCTGATTTAGGAATGCCGTATGCATCACAAACCTTATAAAGGGTAATAAGGGTAGACATACGAAGCCGTTTCAGTTCCTCCCTGCCTATAAACCATTTCGTTTTTGGATAGGCTAAACATTGGAACACCAACCACGATGCACCAAGCCAACTCTTCCCTCCTCCTGCTGCACCACCATAAAGAAACTCACGAGTAATATTGTCCGTAAGGATTTTTAACGCCTGCTCTTGCTTTTCGTTTTTCTTTCCCTCTCGAACTGTTATAAAGTCAAAAATCCCACGAGTATAAGCGTGGGTTTTCAAACTTAATGGGTCAATATTACTCAGAATGTTCTGCATCTGTTAATCCTTTTTCCGCATTCATCAGTTCTTTTATTGTTCCATCAGAAAGTTTGGAATAATCAAAACGATTTTTGTTCTCTACTTCCATTTCTACCTCTCTCTTGTCTCTCCACATCTGTGGATTTCTGTTTTTAAGCCAAAAAATCTGTGCCGAAGTCTCTGGCGGATAGTAGTCTTCTACCTCTATTATCTCCACCTTTTCCTTTGAACCTTCTCCATTTGTTGTTTCTCTGATTTTAATTGGCACTTGTCTTTTCTCCTTGTATCCGACTGCTTTTTTATACAGCATCGATGCTACATTAGAGTCAGCATCCTCCTTTCCCCTTTTTAGGGACTCCGAAAATTCAGGGTATTTATTCTTCCATTCGTTTAAGGTTGATTCTGAAATCTCAAACAAACTTGCTATTTGAGTATCTGTAAGTCCAGCCAAGCAGTATTTAAAAACCTGCGGAACATGGTACTCTTTATTGTATTTTGTTGGTCTTCCCATATTACTCATTGTCTATCAATTCTGCGAGTTCTTCGCCTTTTACAAATTTAGTATCTCCGTTTAAATGAAATCTTTCTAAAAAGAAGACTTTATTTTCATAGCTGTCAAAAGAAACCATGAAATATGGGTCTCCTTCATATACCGCACCTTCTTTTACCTTTTCTTTAATCTCTTTGATTTTTGCTTTCTTTTCTTCATCGGAAGGTTCGTTGTCACTCTCTGCCTGCTCTTCCTCTCTTGCTGCTTCTTTCTTCTCTGCTTGCGGTTCAAATGTTGGAATATCTATTTTAATATCTACTGGGATTTCTACCTCTACGAATGACAAATCTACTTCATCCAGTCCAGCAAGATTTACATCAATATCAGGAATCATTAAAGCTAATTTAGCGTAGTCCATTTCTCCCTGAACGGATTTAGAGTTGAAGAAGATATTTAATTCCTTTTCTGTTTTTGAATCCACATTGACAACTTCCACTTTTATTTCATAGTCGTTCTCTTTTGTTTTGGGATTGTATTTATTAACTTCATCTGCTATGGATAGTTTTTGGTGTCCTGAAACGAGGTTTTTGGTTTGCTCGTTCCATACCATACCTCCTATGATTCCGTTTTTCTTTATGTTGGCTTTGAGTTGTTTTCTTGCCTCTTCGGATATTTTACGAGGGTTGTAGTCAGCAGGAATTATTTCACTTCTCCAAACTATTTTGGTTTCACTTTGTTTTATTTTGTTCTGCATAGTCGTATTCAAATAGTATTCTTTCTACATCGGGATATTCTGCAATAACCTTTTTAAGGTCATTAGGTTCGTTTTGTCTGCACCAAAGGAGGAAAGATATATTGGTAAAATCAGTCCCTTGACTTCTGGTGTTTCCAGTGTTGCCGTATTTTAGTGGCTCTATAAGGCGTTTTTTCTTGATGAAGTTTATCACATCTTTATTTTTCCATTTAGAGAGAGGATACAGCTTTTTTGTTTTCTCATTGGTTATCTCGTTCTCGTAGCCTCTCAACATTAAGCGTCTGTTAAGACTATCAGACTGCTTAAACCCATATACCGCCCATTCTATACCTGTCTGCTCTATGATTTTATCAGTGATTTTTGACAAATTATATTCAGCGTATGGAATTTGTTCTGCGCCAAATACACCATATTTTTTATTATTGTAGTAGGAATAATGCGGAGTCTGTATGAATTTAGCGTTTTTATATCTGTTTTCAGCCCATTTTATATACTTGTTAATGTGGTTCAAATCTTTAACAGCATACATATAAACACAAACTACCTGTTTAAAGTGCGGGCTTAATAACTCAAGTAGAGCGATACTGTCTTTACCTGCGCCTGAATGAAAGAGTAAAACCCTGTCAGTCTTTTCAGACAGGGTCTTAATTGCTTTTAGAGTATCTAACAAAAGGCTCATTATAATCCAGCTCTTGCTCTTCTTTTTCTACCAGCGTCTACAGCTCTCGCTCTACCTGCTAAATAGTCTGCCTTTCTTCTATAATACTCTTTTTTACTGCCCGACACTCGGACTGCATAATTTTCTGGCATAGTTTTTAGTTTTTAGTTAATAATTCACTCGTAACACCTTACAGCCCTTCTTTGGCTATAATATTTTTAATAGAAATTGCAAAAAACGCTGGCACTTCTTCAGGTTCTTCGCCATTTAGATTTTCTTTATAATCTTGGTAAACCTCATTAAGGTCATCACAGCCTAAATCATCGCTTAAAAAGTTCATATCTTCATCGTTAAACCAAAGCATATTGATTTCTTTAATTTCTACGATTAAATGCCAACT